TTCAGTTTGAGCATATGATTGATTCATTGCTTGTGTAACACCTGTTGCTGTTTGTTGAGCTATAGGAGCACCCAGTCTTTGTGGATTAATACCTATTGCATCAAATGCTTGTTGTTTAAAATAATTAGCTAATTGAATACGTGACATTAATCTACCAGTCTGCTCCATGTTAAGAGTTTGGTAATGATTAAAGTTTGTAGCATTTTCTGTATTAGTAATTGAAGTATCTAAAGGTAGCATTTGGAAATCTTTCATTGCTACATAGGCTTTTGCATAATTGCCCTTACCCCAATCTTCACCCATAGAATGACGTGGTAAAGCATTTTGATCAAACATAATAACAGTACCTAGTTCATCTACTAGTATATCTGCTATTTGATTATTAACCATATTATAACCTACTTGATAAGCTTTCATTAAATCAACCAATGAAGTAGATCTTGTATTTCTATCAGAGAATACTCTTCCTTCTACAGGTAGTTTACATCCATATAATGAACTATCACCTTTAAACTGAAATGGTATTCTACCGGGTTTCTTTCTGTTAATACCTAAATAAATAGGATTCATATCTTTTGATGAATCAGCTTTCCAAAAACCTGGGAAATTAGCACCAATTTTGACACCACCCCAAACTTCATTAATCCAAATCCAATCTATATGCTCTCCCTGTACTAAAGTATTTTTGCTTTTGTTTTTAAATATAGTAGAATCATATATTGGTTTTTCTGTAACTTTAAATGTTTCATCAATGATCTCTTGCATTACTTGACCATCTTCTGTTATCTTAGTTAAATGACCAACTTTACGTTGTGTTTTCCAATACGTAGTTGTAACCCTCATTAAAGATCCCTCACCCCAGTTAGGTAAATCATCTCCTTCATTTAAAATAGAACCTATTATATCACCACCACTTGTTGAGTTGCTAGCCCAGTTACTCATAAACTGTCTGTAGCCTAAACTAGGAGCGTTTGTATTCCACTCGTGAGATTTAGTAGCATCATAATAAGTACCATCATTTTGATATCCGGATACTTGGTATTTAGCTGATTTAGCAGGATATATTTTTTGTAAGGATGTTAATTGCTTTTCATCCATTAAGTAACCATACTTATCTATCACATCTGCAATAGTCATTAAATCAACTTTACCTGCATAGTTAGATTGAGATATATATCTTGCATCTGGTGACTTCTGATAAAATGTTAATACCGGATTCCATAACTCTACATCATAGTCATCTTCCATCATTCTAAAATGCCAGAATTCTCTATCTGTAATAAGCATGTCTCTAAAAGCTCTTTCTTCCAGTTCTTGCATATTAAATCTCTCAGTATCAACATTCAATTGATGAGTGGCCCATTCTTCTACTAATGATCTATAATCCTTTGTAAAAAAATCTTGTATCTCTGGTAATGATTTTAATGCTTCAGGGTTCATTTTTTTCTGAGCTTCTTCTGATTCAGGATCCATTCCCATTTGAATCATGTTCATCATCATTTTGTTTGAAGCATCTCTTAAAAGATTTTCTTCAATCATAGCTCTTTTCTGCTCAAGCATTTCATTATAGGAAAGATCATCAACAGCTCGGAATTGTACTCTGCTTAATCTTTTAGAAAATTCTCCAGATAGTACGTTTATAACGTTTGGAATAATTGGATAAAATTTTAATTCCAGTGCTGACTCATCTTCTTGAGTAAGTGTATCTAGTAAATCTTTATATTCATTGTCATCTTCAACTATATAGTCTGTTTTATCTATAATTCCTTTAGCAAGCTTATAGTTTTTCAATAATTTTCTAGCATTCTGTTTTAGAAACTGCATACCTTGCACTTCTAACCAATCTAAATTCCAAGCAGCCCAATCATCATCTTTCTTTTTAGCCGGCAAGAATTGTATAGGTTGTGTCAAACTAGAAGAAGCACCAGAGCCTGATTCAGCTTTAGCACCATTCTTCAATTGCATTGCGTTATATACTTTCATATTTATCTAAAATTTTTATAGGCAGATCTTTTGATCTTTTTCCCGCCAATACTAGTTTTTCCCCTTGCTAAATTTTTAAACGGACTATACTTTAATTTATACAAATTTTTTGAATTTACCAAAGAATTGTCTGATTCACTTTCTCTTCTTTTCAAATAACCACGGTTTGATTGTTGAATTCTTACAAAAGCAACTAATGCTCCAAAAGCAACCAACCTATCCACGTTTAAACCAGGGTAGTAAGCAAGCATTTCTTTTAAAAGCATAGGATCTGGTATTCTTTCAATACCTAATGTTGTTGAAATGGTGTTTCCATCTTGGTCTGTTTCTTCATCTATTTCTTCTCTTAAGAATTCTATAGCATAAGATATTAAATGACTCTTGAATAAAGTACCTGTATTTTTCCATCCGTATTCTTGATATACAGTTCTGTTAGAACCTAGATCTTTCAGAAAAAGAATTTGTTGTTTTGGCACAAGGTATTTTTGTTTTTTCTTAGCAATCATGTGCTGAATAAAAAGAGATATGTTATTCTCAACAAGAGTCCATGCGTTAAACCATTCAATAATTAATTCTAACTGACCATGTGTTTTATTTATATCATCATATCTACCACACCAAGCAGCTACAATCTTATCTTTTTCTATAAAATGTTCTAAGCCAGCCTGAGTTTCTCTAGAAACTTCCATTGCATTCTTATAAACAAAGATACTACATAAGGAATCAGATGTTGTTGTTTTACCTTCTGACACGGGGTCAATAGAAGCATAGTAGGTTCCAAATTGTGGATTTGCAATAGGTCTTTCCCAAACAACTAAACAACCTGTTTTATCTTGTGCTTTTTTATTAGCAGGAAATTCTGATATAGGTAGCTTATTAGATCTTTTAGCTTCTATACCATCTTGTGTTCTTTCTAACTCAATGTGTTCATATGCATATTCTTTATCTTCAATTTTCTTCATTTGCTTTGAAATGATACCTTGAGGGAATATAGATTCTTTTCTATAAGCAAATGCTTCTGCTATGTTAGTTGGTTTTTGAGATATACGTAACTGATATTGTTCTGGATTTAAATCAGACTTCCATTTTTTTCTTTCTAATCTTATTGCATTAAGTGCTTCCTCTATTTTAGAGTTACCGTATGCATCAATATAAGGCGGCATAGACCACTGTTCTGGAATAAACAGACCTGCCATATTAATTGTACCATCAGCGTCCATTAGATTTGTTTCTACAGCATATATATCATTTGCTTTAGGATTGAGTATCATTTCCTTTAATGGCTCACATTGATCCAAATCACCAACAGAACCTGCTGCTATAAACATACCCGTTGTAACCATACCTGAAGACATTGCAGGACGCAAGTACTCATAGGTCTGCATCATCTTTGGTGCTATACCTGCTTCTTCATGAAAAAAGTAACTTGTTGGTCCACCTACACCAGTTGTTGCATTTTTTTCAAATGATGCACCTTGTATTTTAGATTTTAAACCTCTAGATGTTTTTCTATTACCTACTTTAACTTCTATCTGCTGTTGCCATAGTAAAACCTTTTCTGGATTACTGGGCCTATACCACGCAGTGTGCTCATTTAAAAATGTTTTATACTCATCTAAAAACTTCCAGGAACCTTTATCATTTATGTAATCTTTTAGTGATGCACCAATCTTACAAGTACTACCTTCTTCAAACCAGTATGTATTAATTATTTTTCCCATGTGAAAATAGGAAGAAGCAATTTGACGTTTTTTTAGTATTGCTGAGTGTTGATAGTTAAGTTCAGCTAACAGTTCATATAATGCCATATGATATTGAGCATCTCTTACTTTAGCAAAACCATACTTTTTTTCTTCTTTGTCATATATAGGTAAAAAGTTTAACCACATATAATAATCTCTTGTTAAATACCAAGTGTAAGGACCTTCTTTATAGATGACCCCTACACGGCATTTATCTTTTTGATCATTCCAATATGTTATAAAGTCTTTTGATCTGAAAGGAGCTGAACAATAAAAACCATCTTTGTTGAAGTTTCTGGCTTCTTTGTTAAACAGTAAAGCTGATTTAGTAAAGTTATATAGACCGGGTTCTTTAAATATAGATTCTATAAATTCATTAAATGAATCTCTAGTTTCAAATTTAGTCACTGTCCAGTTACCATTTTCAAACGTTGGGACTTCTTTAAACATTACTCTATTTCTTTAATTATAGCAAACACGTCTCCTGCATTAATTAATAAATGTTTTGATCCATTGTGTTCTACCTCTTGAGGAACAGAATATTCTGCATATTGCACTAAATCATCTACAACAATTTCTTGTACTTCTGCACCAACTCCAACAACAAAACCTTTGTATTCTTTCTCTAATGCAGAATCAGGAATTATTATATTAGTACCTGGTACAGTTCTAACTGCCTCCTTTGGTCTTATTAGAACTTTTTTTCCAACTGGTACAATCTTTGTTTTTTTCATCTTTATTATTTTTTGGTTTTAATATTAAGGGTTCATCCCAATAACAGAATACCCATTCTTGTTTACTACTCATTTTATAATTGATCATATGCTAATCCAGCACCACCTCTAACGGAACTTTCTTGTTCTTGTTTCATATCACTAAACGCTCCTTTATAAGATTGTCTAATTTGCTCAAACTTGGCAGCAGCATTAATCATAGAATTCATATTACCATCTCTTCCATGTTCAATTGGTGTTACTTCCATGTATCTAGCCAATCTATCAAGCATAGCTTTTATACCTACATAAGCTCTATAGGTAGGTGTCTCATACATTTTTTTACACATATCAATTGAGTATCTAATTTTAGAATCTTCAGGTGACTCTTCCAAACCTATCTCTTCAATTATTATATCTTCTTTCTCATGTTCTGGTAAATTAAAGAAAGGATTTAAATCTGGATTTGGACAAGTCATATAAAATAAATATTGATATATACTCATATAACTATCAGGATACTGCTCCATTAAATCTTTTAAGAAATTTAAAGTATAACAGTGTTCTGTTGGAATTACTTTTCCATTTTGTACATCAAATAATCTAACTATCATGGTTCTTCAGTTTTAGGTTCTTCCAGTAATGCTTTAATATCTGCATAAGTTCCTTTAACATCCATTTCTGAAAAAAAGGCAGCTACTACGGGACCTGGCCCACCTGAGAATTGTAAAGGACCACCTGCTAAATATAAAGTTGTAACATTATCATTAAAATTTATATTAGATTCATTTTTTTTCATGTATGCTATAATAAAGTTAGTTTCTATAGTAACTAATACTTCACTGTATGCTATTAAACCTTTATTTGAATTTTGTATTAATCTTGTTAATTCTATCTTTGCCATTATTTCTTATTGTCTTTAAACCACATTATAAGATTCCTTACTTCATCTTTTAAGTATGGTAATTTATACATTTTAACTTCTTGTATCACAGGTTCTCCATTGACTTTTTCATTTATTGGATAACCATTTTTATCTGTACCAACTTGTTTAAATTTAACATGCTGTACCACTAGATCACCTATCTTCAGTTTAGGGTTGTGCTTTTTAATAATATACGCATAAATACTGAGTTGTAAGTTATAATGATTCAAATTACAATCATCTAAATGATTAACAGGGTTATAAAGTTTAGATGTAATACCCTCCCAATTAGTAAAACCTTTTTCTTTTATTTCCTTGTTTGTTTTGTAATCTGTTATATTTATATAGCCATTTACAACCTCAACTAAATCAGCTTGACCACAAAGACCAACTGATTTTAAATATACTAAATGTTCAGGATATACACCTTCTTCAATTTTCTGGACTGGTGCAATTTTAATTCCGTCATCATTAATAATAGGCTTAATGATAGGGACTTCTACTCCATGTCTTCCTATTGTTTTAAGATCTAACATATCTGATTCACGTTGATTATGATACCAGTTACCTAAGCCTATAGCTCTATCTGTTTCATTGCTCCAAGCAAGAAGTATTTCTTTTTCAGTCATACCATACCACTTGGATCTTTTATTTTTAGCAGATTTTTTTGCTTGTCCTTTAGCATCAAACTTAGGTTTAAATTTTCCTATAAATGATGTGACACTTGTCCAATTTATTTTGTCTTGGTCAGAGCTTTCATAAACATGCCCTTCTTCTTTAAATATAATAGCCATAATTATAGTGTTGTTGTAGTGTACCACCACAAACCTTCTGTGTTAGCTTCTACAGTTATTGTTTCTTCTTTGTATATGTAATTAATCTTCATCTGTTATATCAGTTAAAAGTTCTTCTTGATCTTCTGTAATTAATGCTTCCCACTTATCTTGAGGACAGCTAGAAGATAAAGACCTTGTTTTAAATTTTAAACTACAACCACAGTCAGAACAGCACGGTTGTGTACCAGGAGCAAAACAGTTAACTCCTTGATTATCAAGTTCTTTGCAATTTTTACAAATATTAAATCTTTCTTTTGCTACTTTTTCTACTTCTTCTTTTGTAAAAATAGTATTCAATACACCTTCAGTAATCTTATCAAAACTTCTAAGTGCGTTTATTAGATTTTTTATTTTCATTTCTTTTTTGCTTAAACTCTTTTTTTTCTTTTTCTAAACCTTCTATTAACTCTTTAGCATTTTGTAGCATATCTAATTTTTCTACAACACCTATATGTTTTTCATAACCTTTATATGTGTTTTTAACTAAATTACCTAAGATGCTTTTATTCTTCTTAATTGTTTTATTAAGTATTTTTTTTCTTAAATGAAAAGTACCTAATCCATATACTGTAATACTTGGATATGTTATATTAGATAAATTTTTTCTAAGCTTAGCATAATAAAAAGTTATAAAGTCTTCCACCACTTCTGGATGAACACCTACTTCTTCTGCTATTCCTTTTTTGAATTCTTTATGACTCTTGGGTCTCAATACCTAAAATTTTATAATCCAATAAAACAGGACCGGTTATTTGTACATTCATATCTTTATTTAAAAAAATCTTCTTTCTATTTTTCCCGTCTTTAGTTACAAGGTTCTTTTTGCTTGCTTTTGTTATTGCATTACGTGCTGACTGGGCACTTTTAAAAATACCCAAATCAGTCACGTCATTGCAAAATAAAGTAAGCTCTACTTTTTCAGTTTTAGCTAACTCAGCTAAACACTTTAGATCAGAATTACTAATCTGAATATTATTAAAAAAACAGTATGTAACTATTTGATACTTTATTGTAGTATCTATGTTTACTTTTGCTTTTTGATCAACTTTATTTACTATTGCCATATTATAAACTTAAAAGCATATCAATTAAACTTGGATGAGGATATGCATCAAACTTATCCTTTCTCACATTAGTATGCGTTAATAATCCTTTTATTTTACCGTAGTATGCATCTTCTTGGAATTCAAATGCTTTATAAGGTCCAACTTTTTTAATCCACTGTACAAGACCTTCTCTTAAATCAATGTTATCTCTTTCACCCACATACCTTAACCATTTTTCTAACTCAATAATTTGTTTGTCTGTATAGTTGTGCCATGTAGTAAATCCTTTAAAAGGTTCTTCCAAAGTACATATTTGTGATTCAAGTGCTCGGCTTCCTTGATATGCTTTACCATTTTTTAAGTAACCAAAATTGTTAATCTCTATTCCAACTGAATGACGGTTCATAAAACCTGATCCAGTTTTACCTAAGTGCCAACCTTGACATCCTTCTGGAAATGCTTGTACCATAACACCATCATACTCATCATCACCGTTTGTAATCTTTTGACCACCTAATACAAATTCCGTTGCTACTCGGCCACGTGTATCTCTACCCCAATGATCAATTGTTTTATAAGGGTTATTCCAACCTGCTGTATGATGAATAAAAATATAGTCATTAGATATATTTCCTTTTACATACTCACCTTTTGGTAAGAAGTATCTATGTATAATTTGACCATAGTTTGTTGTAAAGTGTTGCCCTCTGATGTCTGTATCCTCATCAATTGCTTCTTTCTCTGGACCTCTACTTAGTAATAATGTCCAGGTATCATTCCCAACTACACCATCTGGATGTAAGCCTGCACCTAATTGAAACCTTACTACGTATTTTTTTGTAGTAGGACCAAAGTCTCCGTCTGCTTTCACACCTAATAGGCGTTGTAGTTTCTTTACGGCTTCTCCTTTTGAGCCAAGACTTATCATTTCCATTATGTGCGTTTTAGTTTTCTACGAGATTCTTCTTGCTCCATAGCAACTTTGAAGTCTGCTTCTGCACCTTCTTCATCTGTGCTATTGGTTTCATCTGCACCGTATGCTTGAGCTAAAAACATTTGTGCTTGCACACGTTCTGCTCTTGCCTTCTCAACATCCCTTAATAGTTCTTCATACTCTTTCTGAACTTTAAGATGCTTAATGTTTTCTTTGTAGAAATTAGTAATCTCTAATCTACGTGCTTGTAGTTCCTCCTTTGAAAGTTGAACTTCTTCTTGATTTTCCTTTGACATTTTATTTGGTTTTAAATGTTATTCCAACAAATATAACCAAAAAGTTTAAATAAAAGAAGTTTAACGCACTTATTTATAATTGGATTTTTAATCCTACGTGTAAATAGTTTAGATTACGATTTATTTGAAGAACGCCTGCGGTTGCCCACAACCTCTTATATATTTTAAGATCTGCGCCTACTCTACCCATAATTAAAGTTGGGTTATGATTCAACCTGTAAGCTGGACCACCATACAGTCTAGATCTACCAAAAGGTACCTCATACTGTAAGAATGTATAAGTTGCACCATGGTGACCTTTACCCATTGCTAATATCCCAAGAAACATCTTGTCATATCCAACTTCTGCCACCACACCTCTTGCATGAAGACAAGCTACATAACCAATGGATGCTGACTTATTCTTATCTAACTTGTAGTGATGAGGTTTGGAAAATGGGCTACACTCTTGACTAAATGCAATACTGGTAATTAGAATACACAATACTACGGCTATTCTCTTAATCATGCTGTAAGTATTTTATGAATTGCTGCACACTTCTCATACTCCTCTTTTTCTTGAAAGTATATAATTATGTTTTCTAAATCTGTGTTTGAAGGTCCATCATCTGTGTTATGAGCTACAGCAGTATAAGAAAACATTTTATTATCATTTGCTCTTTCCTCAATTAAATCTGAGAAACTTATTTCTTCTGTGATTATTCTAAAAGAATTATTAAATGCCTGTTCCATTAGTGCATCCTCTTCTTCTATTTTTTCTATCTCAGACATCCCTGCAAAGATATCATCATCAAAGTCATCATAGTTATCATCCATGTGTGTAGTTTATATAATCAATATACAAAATTAAATTATTATACTAAAACAGAATTACCAGAGAGATGACAATTAACATACAGGCAATACACTAAAAAAAAGAGTGAAACAAAAAATAATTTTTTTAATTTTTAATTTCTGAGTCCATAAACTATATATATTATTTAGTCCTCTGCCCCCCCCGGCCCTGCAAAAGTTTTGTGTATGGCATTTTCAAGATGTCATAGGCTACGGCTCCCCTCCAATTAATTGACGGTGGTGTACCCCACCATAATGTATAACTTAAATTTTTAACAAATGTCAAACAATTCAGTTTATTTCCGCAAGATGAGAATCAATGAGAACACTAAGAACGTGACCATTTATGTCACATCTAAACCACTGACACAGTCAGAAACCAACTTCCTTGGCTTTGACGTGACAGTCCGTGACCAAGATACTATTGTATCAGGTCAGCTTAACTTTGTTGATCCAAAGACCAAAAAGACCATGACTTCTAATCACCCAATGGTGAAGAAGCTCAAGGCAACTAAGCCTGGAACAGAGATTAAAGGTTTCACCATCAATACTGACGCACCTGTGCGTAATATTGAAACTGGTGATCCACTTCGTAATCTCTACTGGGTAGAAGCTGTTGCATCTGAATAGATGCACAGCTTGCCCGCAAGGGTTTGCACTATATGATTGACATGCATTGTTACGTCCATTCCAGGCGTGATGTGCATGTTACCCATATGATTACACAGTTTACGCTTAAACTACCTGGCTGGCGTTGAAAGTTACCAGGAACTGTGTTTATTTTATTTGTTTGTGTGTTAAGTTGTAAAGATGTGACCATATATGCCATAATCATTGGTTGTATGTTCATCATAATTGCAGTCACACAGTATAATATAAATATAGCTATAATAGTTACGTGCACTCAACAAGCACTCTAATTATAATTGCATTGTGTATTATGTTCTTCTCTCTATGTATCTATATAAAGAGTAGTATTATATTACCCGCAATATTGAACTCACCTAAAGCTGTAGAGCATTGTACTATTACATTATGAATTTATTCAAAGAAAACGTTATACTGACCAAAAAATATACTAGATATGGAGGAGACTCTGAATCAGTCTTAGGTCTTGTAACTGACCACAAAGGTTATACTTATCTTTACAGTGATGCTGAAACATTTAATAACCATACCATGGGACTATGTAGGTTATTTAGTATAACTTCTTGTCCTGAATATACTAAATGGTTGTTTAGTAATTCCATGGACTTATTAAATATGATCCATGATGACTATCCTTATGGTGACTTCTATAATGATAGAACTGTTCGTGATGGTAGAAAGAAAGAGTTTCTTTATCTACTAAAAAAACTTAATGAAGATTTAAACTAAAAGCTGGAGAGCATCGTACTAAATCGTTATGATTAAAACCAAAACAATGCTGGTAAGCGTAAGCACGTTTATAATAACAGTACTAATATTTAATACAATCGTATGGTATCTAGAAGATACTTGGACATTCAAAGAATGCTTTGCTCATGGTGCAACCATTGGCATGTCAGTAATATTTGGATGGGTACCTGCTTATATAGTAGCAGATGATTACTACAAACGTATTTAAGATAATACCCGTGAAGCTAGCGGGAGTGTTAGGTGTCACTATGTACACTTAGAGGAATAGCCTGTCAGCTTATCTTCGTACACGTTAGGTCAAAGTAGGGCCGTTGGGTTTGACATCCCTGAATTGTGTATTTGTCTTGTCTGTGGGATATGTAACAGTCACCGTCAACCGGGTAAACGGTCGTTAAGAGGTAACCATGCTCTTTATTTTTTCACCTTAAAACAAAAACATCATGCTAACAAGAATCTT